TGGCTGGACACCGTGGGGAGTTTTTACAGGTTACGAAAAAGAAACCAGGCCGTTGACGATACCAGAAATTAGCCGACTGAGGGCCGATCGTAACGCGGCGATCGCCGAAGCCTTTAAGCAAACAAAATCAATTTACCTCACCCGCAAGCTGCTAGGCTTTGCTTACTCGCGGGATATTGTGCGTAAAGCCATCACCAAGGCCGGCCTCTATAACAAATGCAAGCGCGAGACGTCCCTCGTAAAGAATGCAAATCGGAGACAAAATCGAAAAGGCTACCTTAGCCGATGCCTTTCAGTTACGCACCCGGTCGAGGTTAAACTTCAGCTGGAACTAGCAAAGGCTTTGGCCGAAAACTCGATTTGGTTTGAGCGCGAGAAGTTGGTGCCTGGGTGCCAGATGCGGGCCGACCTGATTGGAAAACTATGGGCCGTAGAAACTAAAGTGAATTGCTGTTCTCAGTCATTAATTACTGCGATGGCTCAAGCGTTTATTTATCGCCGCCACCTTCAAAAAGATCGCGTTTGCGTTGTCATCCCCGACGACATTGAACCGGCGGAGTTTTATCGGGCCGAACTTCTGGCGCACGATGTGCCCATCTTTAAAGCCTCTGAGTTTATCAGTTGGGTTAAAACCGTTGAATTAAATGCCTAGTCAAACCGAACTTGCGGACGCGCTCGGCCTGACGCGTCAACGGGTGTCATTCCTGGTCAAGCAAGGTATGCCCATTGACTCGCTCGAGTCCGCGATGGCTTGGCGGCAAGCTAGGGAGGACGAACGTCGCCGGCCCGCCCCGGTGGTAGGCCTTGAGGCGCTGACCGACCTGACGCTCGAGCAAAGCATCGGGACGCATAAAGCCCGCGTCGAACACGCCGGCGAAATCTGGGACGCGGCGATGAGGGGCGGCGACCCGAACCAGGGCAAATACCAGACAGCCTATAATCAGGCGTTCAAAACCCTGATTGACCTCGAGGCCGAGCTCGAGCGGCGCCGCACGGCGAACGGCGAGTTCATCAGCGCGAAGGAAGCGGGCGAGGCGATGCGCGAACTGATGGCCGAGGTCGTGAACCGACTAGACAAGTTGGCGCTCGATTGCGCCGAGGGCTGCAACCCCGAGACCCCGGCCAAGGCGGTCAAAACGTTGGAGGCTTGGGCACGGAAAACCAGAGAGGACTTAAGCCGTGCGGCGGGCTGATCTGCTGGCAATCGGTCGGGACGTTCTGAGGCCGTCGAGCGAGGGTGATATCGTGACCTGGCTAGAGGCCAACGTGAAGGCCATCCCCGACTCTCCGATGCCCGGGCCTTTCCGAGCTGACCGAACGCCTTGGGTTCGAGATGCGCTGCGGATTGCTGCCGACCCTGAGGTTCAACTGATGACTGTCCTCGCGAGTATCCAATCGGGGAAGTCGCTGTTCGCCCGGTTGCTGACCTGCTGGATTGCGGAACACGCTCCCGGCCCGACGCTTTTGCTCCAGGCTACGGACCCGGAAGCAAAGGACTTTGCCCTTCGTTATCTCCGCCCGGTGTTTAAGAACACGCCGCCGGTGTTGGCCCGGATGAAGGCCGACGATATGGAGCGCTCGACGACTATCGACTTCGACCGCTTCCCGCTTTACTGCCGAGGGGCTTGGAACGAAGGCAACCTTCAGCGCCTATCTATTCGGTATGTCATCGGCGACGAGTGTTGGCTATGGCCGCCCGGGCACTTGCAGGAAGCGAGCGCTCGCGTGACGGCGTTCGGCTGGATGGGGAAGCGGGTGTTTATGACTCAGGGCGGGACGCTTGGCGGTAAGGGCGGCGAGTTTCACGCGCTGCACGAAACGACCGACCAACGGGATTGGAACTTCCGTTGCCCGAAAGAAGGGTGCGGATTTCTCCAGCCCTGGCTATGGGAGATGATCCGCTTCCCGGAGTCCGCTAAGGTCAGCGGGTCGTGGGATTTAAACGCGGTGGCGGACGGCACGAAATACGAGTGTGCCGGCTGTCATACATTGTTGGACGATAACGCCGGGACGCGGTCGGAGGCTAACGCTCGCGGGGAGTTCGTGGCGACAAACCCGCTAGCCTATCACGGCAAGGTCGGGCTCCATTGGAACGCCTTAGCGACGATGGCCTGGGGCGAGTTGGGCGTGATGATGCTCAAGGCCAAGGAGTCGGCTGATACCTACGGGGACAATGAGCCCCGCCGCATCTTCAAACAGAAACGGCTGGCGATGCCTTGGCAGGAGGAGGGCGGCGAGATCGTGGCTGACGCTACGGCCAGCGACTACAACTTAGGCGACGCGTGGGAGGCCGAGGCGATGATTACGGGCAAGGGCCGGGTGGTCGACGGGAAGGACGCGCCGGCGGGAAGCATCCCATTTCGCACGATGGGGGTCGACGTTCAGCGCGGACACTTCTGGGTTGTGGTCCGCAGCTGGGCCAAGTCCGGGCATAGTCGCCTCTACGGGTTTGCAAAGGTCGAGACGTGGGCCGGGGTGGAGGACTTTGCCAAAAAAGCATCAGTCCACAAGGCCCTGGTGCTTGTCGACTCCGGGGACCAGACGACCGACGTATACCGCGAGACGGCCCGACGTGGCTGGAAGTGTGCTCGTGGTTCGGGTAACGAGGACTTCGCGGTAACGGATCGGGACGGCAAGACGACGCGCCGCTTCTATTCCGAGCGTCAGCGCATCCAGGTTCCCGGTATGCCCGGTCAGCCGGCGCACCTTATCTCCTGGTCTAACTTGGCTGGAAAGGACTTGCTTCACGGGATGCGGGTCAAGCGGCTGCACTCGTTCCCCCGCAACGCTGACCCGTTTTATATCGAGATGATGGCGAGCGAGGTCCGGGTAAAGGACAAGCGGACCGGCAAACCGATGTGGATCATGCCGCAAGGCAAGAAAGATAATCACGCTTGGGACTGCGAGTGCCTATGCCTCTTAGCTGCGGTCCGCTGGGGTATTGGTAGCCGCGGCGAGGTCTCAGTAACGGAGGCGCCGGATGCCGCTTGACGCAGGAATGTCGGGTGCTTGTGTGTTCATAGGCTGCTGGCTCGGGACTTGCGCGTGGGGCGCGGGTTGGAACAACCGGGCCAGCGGCTCCCTGTTGCCTTACGATGCAAGGCAAATGGCATCTGGCATCTTCATCGGTCTGACGGAGGACGAACTTTTGGCTATCAAGTCGAAGGCCGTGACGGCGATCACGTTGGGCCTGAACGTCGTCAGTTATTCGGACTCCGGCTCGAGCGCCTCGAAAGCCTGGGCGATGCAGCCCAAGGAAATGTTGACCGAGGCCCTGTTCGCCCTGTCTACCCTCGACCCTCTCGTTTATGGTTACCGTCGCACGATTGTTTCGACGAATTGGAATAACCGCATCGACCAATAACTTATGCCACCCCGGAAGACGACTAAGGCCACCCCTAAGAAGAAAGCCGTTAAGGCTGACCCGCTGAAGCCGCAGGCTACCTTTGGCGGCTGGCAGAGTGTTGGGCAGACTCGCCTCCGCCGCGGGTTTTATAACGGCCCAGCTCAGGACTTGCGTCGCGATCTGAAGCCGAGCGACCGTCTCTCGATGGTTCGCCGGTGCCGATGGGCGGAAAGGAATAGCGGCCTGTTTAAGCAAATCCTGAATGACCTGGTCTTGTATACGTCGGGCGACGGTATCAAGCCGCAGTCACACGCTAGCACCCCGGGGCTCGCTGATACTTACGAAGCCTACTTCGCTGAGAAGTCTAAGCGCATTGATATCACGAACCGCTTTTCGTTCGAGCAAGCGCAGTCTATCCTTATGCGGGCGATGGCCCGAGATGGGGATGCGTTCGCCGCCAAGGTCCGCAACGCTAGGGGCGAGGCCAAGTTGCAACTGATTGAGGCCCACCGCGTCGGCGACCCTATGGATGCCGTGGCCCCGGAGGGGATGCACGACGGATGTATTTTCGGACCTTACGGAGAACTGATTGCGTTCAACGTCTATCGCTCCGACGGCTCGAACCGGCAGATCCTGGCGGAGTCTATGATGCACGTCGTCGACCACGAATACGCATCCGGCGCCCGAGGGGTTCCGATGCTGCAACATAGCATCAACTCTATTCAGGACGAAATGGACATTCTCCAATTGGAACTTTTGGCCGTTAAGGACAACGCCGACGTCACGCGTGTTATCAAGAAATCGGGCGGCTATGTCGAAGGCGACCTCGCTGCCGAACTCGGGGCCGGCGCGTCTTATGAGAACATCGCGGCCCGGATGGGCGGCAAGTTGCTAGCGCTCGAGCCCGGGGAGTCGTTCGAGTCCTTCAGCTCGAACCGCCCGAGCCCGACCTTCACCGGCTTCCTCGCGGCGCTGGAGCGAGACATTAGCCAGGGTGTGCTGCCTTACGAGTTCGTTAACGACCCGTCGAAGATTGGCGGGGCCTCGGTTCGCCTGATCACGGCTAAGGCCGGACGGGTGTTCGGCAAGTTCCAGCAAATCCTGATTGACCAACTTTGCCAACCGACTTGGGGCTACATCATCGGGCAAGGTATCGCCGACGGCGACCTGCCTGACGACCCGGATTGGGCGAGCGTCTCCTGGACGACTCCTAAGAGCGTGACGGTCGACGGTGGCCGGGACGCGGCGAACGACCGTAACGACGTTGAAATGGGTCTCCTCTCTATGTCGGAACTCTACGCGCAGCGCGGGCTCGACTTCCGAACCGAGATGAAAAAGCGGGCGAGCGATATGACCTTCATCATTGAGCAAGCGAAGGCTGCTGGCATCCCCGTTTGGATGCTGTATAAGCCCGGGTTCAATTGGCTCCAGCAGGGACAGGCTAACAGCCAAATCCCCGACACGGTTTCCGAGAACCTCGACCTACCTCCTCCTCCTGAGCCCCTTCCCTAATTCTATGCGTTTCCTTACCAATGGCCTCAAGGGCCGCGAGCCCTTGCTAATCGACCCGACCCGGGCCAGCGATCACGCCGCGCTTGGCGAGAAGTTCGGTTTTACCGATATGCTGGCGCAGTTGTTCGGCGCGGCGCCTGTCCCCTATATTCTTGAGAACGGCACGGGGGTTATCCCGGTGGCCGGAGTGATCGGCAAAGGTCTCTCGCCTCTCGAGAAGATGATGGGGTCTTGCGATATGGAAGACGTCTGCGACGCGATTGACCAGATGACCGCGAACCCCAGCGTTCAGCGGATTGCTTTCCACATCTCCAGCCCTGGCGGCACGGTCACCGGCGTCGAGGAGTTGGCGAACAAGGTCCGCGGCCTGAAGGTTCCGACGATGGCCTACACCGACTCCGAGATGTGCTCGGCAGCCTATTGGGTTGCGAGCGCTGCCGACCGGGTTGTGTCGGCGCCATCGGCGACCGTCGGCTCGATTGGCGTTTATATGGCAATCCCGGATTGCTCTAAGGCCGCGGAGATGGAAGGTATCAAGATGGTCGTCATCAAGTCGGGCAAGTATAAGGGCGCCGGGATTGAGGGCACTAGCCTTACGGCCGACCAGGTCGAGAACTTGCAAGCCTCGGTCGACTCTATCCACGCCGACTTTAAAGCCGCGGTGCAAATCAAGCGCAAGATGGTCAAGGCCGAGACGATGGAAGGGCAGACCTTTAGCGGTAAGCAAGCCGCCCAGGTTGGGCTCGTGACCGGGCTGGCCGATAACTTCAACGCGGCCCTCTCGTCCTTCTAGTGGCTATCTCGGTTGCCCCCCTCTGCAAAACCAAATGACCATCGAAGAACAGTTGAACGATGCCCTCGCCGCCTCCGTCACCCTCGCTGTCGAGCGTGACGATCTGCGAGCTACGGTCGAGAAGTTGACCGTCGGCGCCGCTGACGAGTTGACCGCCATCAAGGCCGAAGTCTCCGCTAAGGATGCCCGCAACGCCGAACTGACCGCCGCGGTCGACGGCCTCGCCGCTGACAACGTTACCCTGAAGGCCCTGGTCGCCGAACTCCAAGCCGGCAAAGTCAGCGCCTCGAAAGAAGCCGCGAAGATCGCGGCCTCGGTTGGCGTCTCCCCTGTTCAGATTTCCCCCGCTGATGCCGAGAAGGCCAGCCCTGAAGCCGTCGACCACGTCGCCGCTTTCCTCGCCCTGCCCGTCGGCTCGGTTGAGCGCTCCGCCTATTTCAAGGCGCACAAGACGGTGATCGTTCAAGGCATTTTCTAATTTCCCCCTAATCTCCTAATAACCTAAATCTATGGCTAACTCCATCACCGCAGCCCCGGCAGTCCTCGCCGAAGGCGTCCTCTCCACCCTGAAGAACAAGCTGCCCGTCCTCTCCGGCATCTCGACCGTCTTCTCCACCCGCCCGGGCACCGCTGGGATGAGCATCCAGGTCCCCCTGATCGGCGTCTCCACGGCCTCGTCCTTCGGCGCCTCCGGTTACCTCACCGGCGACGACGCCACCGTGACCTCCTCGACGATCAGCCTCGGCCACTACAAGGTCTCGAGCCGCTTCACCCCGTCGAACCTCCGCGAATACGGTTCCCAGTTCTTCGTTAACAACTTCGTTAACACGGCCTCCATCGCCCTCGCTCAGAAGGTTATGGACCTGATCAACGCCCAGGTCACCGCGGCTAACTACTCGGTCTCCTCGACCACCGGCACGAACCTGACTTACGCCGAACTCGTGACCGTCCAGAACACGCTCGACGACGCCAAGGCCCCGTCCCCCCGCTATTCTGTCCTGAAGTCCTCCTACATCGCTGACCTCCGCCAAGACACCCAGATCGTTGGCAACAACGTCCTCGGTGCGCAGATCATCCGCGACGGTGACCTCGGCATCATCGCTGGCGCCCGCGTCTATCAGTTCGCGAACCTCGCTACCAACTCCGAGAACCTCGCTGGTTGGGTCGCCGGCCCGGACGCTATCGCGTTTGCCACCGCCCTCCCCGAAACCGATATCCCGGGTTGGGAAGTCGCCAACGCTATCGACGCCGACACCGGCCTCGGCGTTCAGGTGATCATGGGCCAGGAACAGTCTGGTTACCTGAATGTGACGTGCACCCTCCTCGCGGGTTGCTCGGTTGGCCGGGCCTCCAGCCTGGTCCGTCTGAAGACCGCCTGATGATTGCGGCCTAAGCCGCTTCAATCGGGGCCCCTACGGGGGCCCCTTTTTTGTGCCCGTTTGCCAAGGCCCGCAAGGTTGTGAGTCTATACGCTGACTTCCTGCCGGACGCTAAGGTTATCCTCGCCGACTTTGGCGTGGCTGGATCGTGCAACTCGGGGGCCATTACTTTTGTCTGTATGCTATCCGACCCCTCCGTGACGCAGGTCTTCGAGGCTGGGGGCTTTTGTGAGCGAACCCAGCACACGGTCCGCCTCGCGGCTGCAACGGCCTCCTGGACCCTCCCAGACGGGTCTAATGGGGCATCGGCGGCGGTCATCAGCGGGGGCTTGCCCATCGCCAGCCTAGCCATCGGCAAGAAGATTGTCGCCGGGGGGAAGAACCTCCGCATCACCGGGCAGACCTATAAGCCCGCGTCGGCTTGGATCACCCTGGTCGTCATCGACGATAATCAATAAAGCCGTGGGCCTGATCCCACAATCAGCCGAGAAGTTCCGAAAGGCGCTTGAAGACTACGCCCGCGAGATGGGGCTAGGGATGGACGAGGCCGGGGTCGTCGGGGCTGGGGAATTGTGCAAGGCCGCGCTAAACCTAACCCCTCCGATGGTCGAGGCTGGGGGCCAAGGCTTGAGCAAGGGCGCAAAGGACGCAGGCTTTAAAGCCGTCGACCGAGACATTCGCGGACTGTTCGTAGCCAGGGACGACCGAAAGGCTGGAGCCGTAGGGGTGGCGCTGAATAAACTCAAAGGCGCATTAAAGACCAACGACCGCGGCAAGTTCGAGCGCATCCGCCAGCAAGCGACCCTCCAGAAATCGAACCTTATCAACAGCGTGACACTAAAGATTGTGCACGACTCTGATCCCGCCCGGGCTTATGCCAAGGCCCGCAACTTGTTTAACCTTTCAAATCCCATTATGACAGTCGACCAACAGGAAGTTGTTACCGACATTCGCAAGGTTCACTTGGCTCATCGCCACATCAACGGGCAAGGCCGTATGCGGACCACGAAGGGAACAGGGAGTTACTTGGGAAAGTATGTAGTCGAAAGCAAAACCGCGCTTGATGCTTACATTAAGGAAACTCAAATGCACGTTGGCTTTATCAAATCTGGTTGGTGGCAGGTGCTTTCAATGCTTCCCAAGGTTGGCGGGAAGAATGTCTATAAGGGCGGCGACGTCCCCGTTTGGATTAAGCGCCACGCTGGCACCGGCTACTCTACCCTGATGCGTAACCAGAACGGCATTTATATTCGCATCGGGAACAGCGTCGGCGATAACGATAACCAAGCGTCAAAGAACAACGTTCACGGCGTTGCAATGGCCGAAGCGATGGCCCACCTATTTGCTCGCATTGAACAAAAGCAAAACCGCGAAGGTAATAACTTTAACTCCAACTCTTAAACTTTATGGGCACAAAATCTATCCGACATATCGTCGAGGCCAACGTGGCCTCGTTCCTCACAGCTGAGACCGGGCTGACCGGGGTCGCTATCTATACCGGGGACTCGGTCGACCTGAACGTTCTGCCGAAGGCTATCGTCCTTTGCGACTCGGCGAAGACTCCGGGCGACCTGCCCGAAGGCGCCGGCAATTACTCGTGCTCGGTCCGGGTCACCTTGTTCTCGAACGCCGACGACACGACCTTGGCGGATCACCGCGCCCGGTGTGCTGCCCTGGCTGGGGCGATGCAAGACCTCGCCGGCCTGAAGGCGGTATTCGTGACCTCAGCCGACGCGACCCTATACGACGTCACCCCCCTATCGGAAGACGAGGGGACGGACGAGCGCTCGTTCGCGACCCTGTTCGCTTTCGACCTATTGACCGTCCTGCCCGCGTAAGGTTGCCCCCGCCCGCAAAGACAAATGGCTGCCGTCGCTCAAGGAACCTCCTGTGTTTATGGTGTCGCTGGTTCAGCGACCGACCTATTCGTTCAGTCCTATTCGGTTTCCGCGTCTTTCAATAGCGAGGCGATGGTGCAAACCGAGGCCGGCCTTACGACGACTATGCGCTTCGACGATCGCAAGACCGAGTTGACCGTCGAGGGTGTGGTGAAGACGACCTCGGCAACGCCCCCGGCCCTTGGTTCGACCCTAACCTTTACGGTAGCAGCGAAGGGTGCCTATCCCAGCGGCAGCGCGAGCAATACTTTTGTCGGCACGATTACCAAGGTCGAGGAAAAGGGCTCGAATAAAGAGTTCGTTAAATACTCGATTACGGCGATCGACTTCGAGTCTATCACCCCGTCCTAATTGACGGGAGCCCTGCAAGGGCTTTGACTCGGGCTTGTGGATAAGAGATTTCTACGGGCCTTCAGCGACCCGGCTAGCCTGAGCATCCTCGGCAAGCGGGTCTTTCCCTTTTGTCTCAAGCATCGGGTGCGCCTGATGGCGCTCGAGTCTCCCCTGGTCACGGGCGGGACGACCATCCTGCCCGCTGATCTGATGATGGCGGTCAAGGTATGCGCCGAGGAGGGCCGGCTAGATTTCTCCTGGCTTGAGCAGGTCCGTATCCGCGAGCTGGAGTTTCGCCCTGAGAAGTTCGCCGGCGAGGTCAGTCGGTTTGTGGCCCATTGTCACGTCGACCTCTGGCCTAAGTATTGGGATGGGCCTAAGACTACCGGGACGGCGGACGGGGCCGGGATGCCTTGGCCTCTTATGATCCTGACGAACCTCATCGCCGAAGGGGTCGACGAGCAACGGGCTTGGGAAATGCCGGAGGCGCAAGCCATCTGGCTATCGACGGCCTTCTCGACGCGGAACGGGGCGAAAGTCAACGTCCTCACGACCGAGGAGGAGGAAATGATGGAGGCTATCCGGCTGGGGGAGTTGCCTCCCCAGCAAAGTTAAACAATGGGACGCAAACTAGAATGGGAGTTATCGGGTAAGTCCGACGTGCCGGAGAAGATGGCTAAGGCTAAGGCTTCTATGGAGGGGCTTGAAGGCGCCGGCAACGCCCTGTCTAAGAAGTTCCGCGAGGCGTTTAAGGATATCGCGGTAGGTTTCCTGGCCCCGATGGTTCTGATCCAGAAAATCATCGGTTTTATCAGCGACAAGATTGCCCAGGCTAAGGCCGATGCGGACGCGGCTAGGGAATTCGCTAAAGACCCGGAGTCTAAGAAATACGCACCGGCTGGCGGTCGTGAAGCAATCCTTCAATATATGGAGCGAAAGACTGAGGAGGACAAGCGCAACAAGGGCCTCTCGTTAGCGTCCCAAGGCTACGAAGATTTCCTTAAGACTACTGAAAAAGGCAAGGCGATGCTGGCGGACCGCCCAGGCTTTATGAAGGCGGCTGAAGCGTTTATCCCTCAAGACATTTTGGGGAAAAATCCTAACGCTACGCGCGAGAGTTTCGCCGCGAGTCAAATGGCTAAGAGCCCTGAAGTGCGGGCTGCGATTGATGCTTTCCTCGCTGGCGACATTTCAAAGCGAAGCGCTGCCGAGGCCGCGGCCTTGGCTGGGGCTAACGGTCCGACCGCACAAAAGATTAACGAGATTTCCGGCAACGTCATTGGCGTCGGGATGAGCCCGCAACTCGCCGCGATGAAGGAGCAGACCGACCTGCAATCCGATATGGCTAACAGCCTCCGGGCCCTCGTCGAACGCGATCAGGTCGCCCAGGGCTTCCGAACCAAGAAAGGCGAATACGACCTCGGCAGTCCGGCCTCCGGCGGTCGAACCGTATTCCCTCGCTAATTTATGGCTAAAGTAAAACAGGGGAACACCCTCTCCAGCCCGGTTCTACAAGCGGGCTACACTATCGAGAATGACGGCTACGGACTCCTGACTTGTAAGGCCACCTACAAGGTCGACAAGGCCAGCGCCGCCAACGCCATCAAGCGCGGCGACGTCTTCTCGGCTGATGCCCGGTTGCGCTGCCATAAGGCAAGCGTCTCCTATGGATCGCTCGAGGTCGCCACGATCACGGCAGACTATTGCGGTATCGCCGCAGGGGATTGGACTGATCCTAACGTGACCGGGACGGACAGCCTTTCGACTGAGCCGATTACCTCGCACCCCAATTTCTTCTCGAGCAAGGATGGGCGGTTTAAGATTTGCGGCGATCCTCCGTTCGCGGTGGCTACGTCTATTCAGGCGCTGAAACCTTACAGCGACCAAGGCGGGATTTATGAGGGCGAGAATGGGGCCATCTTCGAGAACGCTGGCAGTTCAAGCGTTTCCCCTGGCAAGTTCCTTGGCTTCTACTCTAAGGCCAGCGACACCGCGAAGAAACTCTATCAGCGGACTTCTTACCTTGCGCCGACCTCAGCGTTCACCGGCATTATCTACACGACCAAGGCCGACAACGTTCAGAAGTTGCGCGGCTACATCGGCAAGACGATGAGCGCTCGAGCGCCTCAGGGTTTCCGTTACCTACTCCCTGCCTACTTTGGCGACACCTTCTCGGCGAAGGACGAGACCGATCAACTGATGATTGCGAACGTCCACTTCGAGGATTACGGCGTTCTCTATAAACTGTCCTACGAAATCCGCTTCAACGCCGAGGGCTACGTGCGCCAGGTATACCAGGGCACGAACGTTTGATGAACTTCCAGCCCGGAGTCGGTTACACGGTAAACCAAACGGGCGGGGCCGTCTCGCTGACAATCGAACAGCCGTGGGGATTTTGGACAAAGCCGCACCCCTTCACGGTTATTTGTTTTAAGGACGGGTCTGACTTTAAGGTTCGGGTCATCCCTGGCACGATTAACAATATCGAGCCCCAAATGTCGGGGGACCAACTGTCAGCGGTGCCGGCCCCGACGATGAACATCGGTTACTCGGCGAGCCCTGCGACTGAATACATCTATCTTTTAATGCCAGCTGACACCTCGACATCCCCGGCGACTTGGCCGGACGGGCCGACCGTCATTCACGACTCGGCGCCCCAGACCTCGACCGATGCCCAGGCTTACCTGCTCCTCGCGACGGTTGACATTTCAACGGGGGTGGTCAGCCAATCCGTCAGCGGTAGCCAATGGGGCGAGCGCTATAAATGCGGGGCGAATGACGCGGTCTATTTCTTTGGGATGGTCTGATGAGCGTGATCCTCGCGAGGCACGTCGGCGGGGCTTACTGCCAACTCGGCGAGCCGGCATCGACTTATCCAGATTACCCGGGCCAATATCCCCGAGACCCCGGGGAGGGTTTCTCCGTGTCAAGCAGCGCCTACTTCACGACCTACCCAAGCACGACCCCAGACGAACTTGTTAACCTGATCCGTTTCAAGGGCGGCTCCGTTAACGGTCTCAGCGGGCAGGTCTACGTCGGCTCAACGGGAGGGCAGTATAACGGGACGGTCGAGACGGGCTCCCCGCCTTCGCCGATTGGCGGCAGTCCCTTCTACCAGGACGACCGCACCGGGACGGCCTCGGCCTATACGGGAATAGTCCGCCCGCGTTGGTATACCGAGACGGCTTACGACCTACAGGCCCAAGCCGCGACAACGGGCTTCACCCCGCAAGGCATCCCGCCCGGGTGTCAGTTCAACTATGCGGCGCCAGGGGTAGCCGGGGCTTCGACTAACTACTCGGTCTCCTACGACGCCGGCTATTGCGCGCACGACCCCTCGGTGGGCGGTGGCTCGACCTACACTTACGACGCCGAGTTCAGTTTGATTGTGAACCTAGACGAAGTGTGCTGCTGGAACGATGGCGCCGAAATCGACCTAGAAGTTGACGTCGGTCAAACCGACTTCACGACGACCTATGTTCCTAGCGTCTACGGCCAGCACGTGATCACCCTCGGCTCCCCGTCGCTCCATTCGACTTTGTCCCACACCCTGACAATCGACCCGAGTATGGAAGGCGCCTTCACCGTGCCCTACATCTTCGCTATCCCTAAGGCATCCGGCTACTTCACCTACGTGAATGACGTGCGGATTGTGGCGGTCCGGGCTCCCTAAGTTGCCCTTTCGGCAAGGTTAAAGCCGTGGCCCTTTATACTAATTACAGCCTATTCGTGGACGTGGTGAACGGTGTCGCCTCGACCTCCTTTCAAGACGTCAAGCCGACGAACGGGCTGGCGTTTTATAACGACGACAATTCCCAACTGAATGTCTACTTCGTCAGGCCGAACAATAACTCGCCCTTCCCTTACGAGGAAGTCGACGCGAGTTCGGTAGATACCTTGTTGCTTACGCTGGGCAACACGACCCTGACGGCCACCGCCTACTCTGGCCTGACCGCTTTGCCCCCTGCGGCCTCGACCGTCACGACCGTCGTCGCTTATTCGGCGGGGGTTAACGAGGTCGTTCGGATCAGCATCGGCCCGGAACCCAAAAGCGGGTCTTTCTCGGTTTATTGGAACGGTATCTTGATGACCCCGACCAGCGTCTTCGCCTCGGCGACCGACCTTTATAACCAATTCGTCGACGAATACTCGATTTCTCCCGAAAACATCAGCGTCGAGAAGACCGGCAACTTTACTTGGGACATTACCTTCGGGCAGGTCTTTAATCCGCCCGGTGCGTTGACCGTTAACGACGGCGGGATTGTTTCCTTCTCTGGGTTCCAAGCCGTCCTCGACCTGACGGTGGCGGGGGTTGCTACCTACCTTTCGACTGCGGCCTCGGCTGATGCGACCCTTGAGATTGCGACGCTGACCTCTAGCGGCACCATCAAACAGACCGCTTGTCAGATCGCGGCCACCGTCTACCAGGACATTCTCTAATGAGTAACAGCGTTACATTCAAGCGCGGCACGACCTACTCGGCGACCGTCACCTACACCCCCGCCGCTGGGGGCCCGGTCAATTTACTGTCGACCACGGTGACCTCGACGATTGTTGACTTCGTGAATAACGCTTACCCCTGCACGATTGTTATCGCTGGGGACGGCCTATCCTTTGTCGCCAGCCTCCCGGCCACGACGACCGCGGGCTTCGCCCTGGGCCTTGCCCGGTCCGATATCAAGTTCGTTTACAGCGGGACTACCTTCTTCTCCGATACCTTCCGCCTGAACATCATCGAACAGGTTACCTAACGATGAGCAGCATCACCGTTTCCTCGCTGGTTTTAGGCTCCCTGACCGTGACGGTTGACGGGACGGATAGCAGCCTATCCCTGTCGGTCTTAGCCACGGCGCCGGCTAGCCTGTCCATCGAGCTTGGGACGCCCGGGGCCACGGGTCCGGCAGGTGCCGCGGCGACGATCGCGGCGGGCTCGACGACGACCCTTTCCCCTGGCTCCCCGGCTACGGTCACGAACTCGGGCACGTCATCCGCGGCGACGTTCAATTTCGGTATCCCTCAAGGCACGACGGGGGCCACGGGTAGCACGGGCACGGCGGCGACCGCTACGGCTGGCACGACCACAACGGGGGCTCCCGGATCGTCGGCCTCGGTTGCTAACTCAGGCACGACCTCGGCGGCAGTCTTCGACTTTACCATCCCCCGCGGAGACGTTGGGGCTACGGGTGCAACGGGCGCAACCGGGGCGACGGGCGCAACGGGGGCCGGCGTTGTGGTAGGCGGCACGACCGGGCAGGTGCTCACTAAATTAAGCGCTACGAATTACGACACGACTTGGTCGACCCCCGCGGCTGACGCGGTCAGTTCTGTTGCGGGCCGGACGGGTGCTATCGTTTTAGCCGTGGCTGACGTCTCGGGCGCCGCCCCGTTGGCAAGCCCGGGTCTGACCGGGACGCCGACGACCACGACGGCCTCGGCTGATACAAACACGACGCAGATCGCGAGCACGGCCTTTGTCGTCGGTCAGGCTTCGGCCACGACTCCGGCGAACGATGCATCGGCAGCCGCCATCGGCACCTCACTCAAATACGCCCGGGCTGACCACGTTCACCTGAACCCCCTGCCAACGGGCGGGACTGCGGCCCAGGTATTAAGCAAGATCGACGGCACGAATTACAATGTCCAATGGGCGACGGCTGGAGGTTCTAATGACGTCCAGGCATATAAGACCGCTGGCACCTTTACTTGGACAAAGCCAACAAACGCAAAGGCCGTGTTTGTCTTTCTTGTGGGTGGTGGTGGCGGCGGTGGTAGCGGTGCTGTTTCAAATACTAACTCGAATAGAGGCGGTGGCGGGGGCGCCGGCGGTGGCGGGATTACGCAAATCTGGATGAACGCTGCCGACCTTTCTTCTACCGTTACCGTTACCGTCGGGGCAGGTGGTCCGGGCGGCGCCTCGAAGCCTTCGGGAACCGTTTCGAGTGGCGCTAATGGAACCGTAGGTGGGGTAACATCCTTTGGCACTTACCTTGCGGCCGGCTATGGCGGCGCAGGTTTTGCCGGAAGCGCTACGGGCGGTGGTAGCGCTGGCACCGGCGGAACCAATTCACTATTTGGCTTGTATGGTCTGACCGGCCTCGGTGGGGTAGCAGGAACAACGACAACCGGGACCTCACAGTCTAACGCAAGCGCCTTTCAGGGTCTCTATGCAAATGGCGGCGGAGGTGGGGCCGGGGCCGCGGCGAGCAGCACGACTGCCGCAGATGGCGGATCAGGCGGTGGCAAGGCGGCAGCCGTAACACAGAGCAGCGGCACCGGGTCTCTTGTTGCTGGAGGCACCGGCGGGGTAGCGTCTAGCCTAACGGCGGCGACGGCTGGAACGGCTGCCTATGCCTTTGGATACGGCGGCACGGGCGGCGGTGGAGGCTACTATAAAACGGCTACGAATGGTGGGGCTGGTGGAACAGGCGGTGCCCCTGGCGGCGGCGGCGGCGGTGGCGGTGGTTCTGACACTTCAAACGCAAGCGGCGCCGGTGGAACAGGCGGGGCTGGCTACGCTCTTATCATTACTGTCTAACCTATGGACTACATCGACGAACAAGGGAACGCTTGGGTCCGCATCGAAGCCGACCCGATCTGCTGGAAACGGGCCGATGGCTGGACTGTATACACGGCCCCAGATACAACCTTTGCAACGGTCTGCCAGCTGACCTATAACCCGATCCCGATTGCCAAGTCTGACGCCGAGCGCATCGCTGAACTTGAGGCCCAACTCGCCGCCCTCCTGGCCCGCCTCTCCTAACTTATGTTCCTGATCGTCTCCCATACCGTTTGCCTGTTGGCCGGCTTTATCGCTGGCCTTCTGATGTATCGTAACAACGTCACCAAACTGCAAAGCAAGGAGTCCGAAGGAAAGAAACTTCTCGACGCGTTGAAAGGCAAGTGACCGTTAAACGGTCTAGACCAAAATACGATGCGCCTGATTTTGGTATCCATCCTGTTCTCGGCTTGCGCTACATCGCCGGACACCGATGGCACCGGGACGGCCACGCCGCCAGCGGATAACTTCGCCAAGGTTGGCGCTCAGATTGATAAGGCCGACGCCCGGGTGGCTGCGGCCGTGACCGTGGCGCTCGAGAACGCCGACAAGCCCGCCGTCGTTAAGGCCGAGACTGGCGTGGCCCTCTCTTATCTCCCGCCCCCTACCCCTGACGCATTGGCCTATGCCCGCAACCGGGTAACCAGGGCCAACGCCGAGGAATACAAGTTAGCCGAGGACGCTGGGCGGAAGTTGCTCGCGGTGATTGATGCCAATTGGAACAAGGCCGAACAGGACGCCGCCAAGAACAAGGCCGCGCTCGACGCCGCGAACCGCCAGATCACGGCGCTGAAGGCCGAGGTCGAGTCCGTCCGCACGGAAGGGGTTCGCAACGCCTTCGCCGTGGCCGCTGGGGTTTGCTTTCTCGCTGCCCTGGCTATGGCGCTCCTCGGGCAATACATCCGGGCTGGCGTGGCCTTCGCGGTCGGGGCCGGCGTTGGCGGTCTGCCCTTCCTATTCTCATCCCCTTACTTCCTGCCGTCTGTCGGCGGGCTCGTGCTCATGATCGTGCTGCTGGTGTGGCTACACTTCCGCAAACCCGCTTGCCCCGATGCCCCGCAAGAAATCAAAAAAGGTTAAGGTTATCTGGCGGGCTTTAGGAAAAGAGCAGGCTTGGGGTCAGGCCCATACTGATCCTGACAACCCCGTCATCGAGATTGACCCCAGGCTATCTCCACGCCGCGAGCTCGAGACTCTGGCACATGAGGCCCTGCACATCGCCCTGCCCCATCTAACTGCCCACCCGCTTAAGAGCAAAGAGTACCGCAAAGGTGAGGCTGAGATAGACCGCATCGGCAAGGTCGTGAGCAAGGTGCTTTGGCAGGAAAATTACCGCCGCGTTTTGCAAGGTAAGCACACTACCCCGGTCCGCATCTCATGAGCTCCGCACCATTAAGCCCCGAGGACATCAGCCCCGAGGTCAAGCAGGGCGCCCTGGCTGGCCTTCTCGGAATGATGGGCATGGCCGTGAAGATTATCCTGACTGATGAGAAGTTGACCGTCGGCAAGGTGCTGACCCGGCTATTCGTGGCGATGGTCGTCGCCGTCCTCTCCGGCTTTGCCCTCGACGAGTATATTGAAAATAAGAAAATGCTGTGGGCGCTCAACGGTTTATCCGGCTATATGGCCCTCGAGGTCACAGCCTGGGCCGAGAGCGTCGTGAAGGCCCGCCTTTCCGGCGAGCTAAACAAAGCCAAGAAGTCCGCCGGCCTCAAGCCCGCTAAATCTAAACCACGTGGAGCCAAGCCCAAAACCCGTCATTGATACCAACTTGCTTTGGGCCGTCGCGATCCTGACCATCGCCTCGGGCCTGACGGCTTTGGCGACCGCTTGGATCTGCGAACAAGTCCTCGCGGCCTTCCGGGATAGCCACGCCTTCGCCGCCCTCCTGACGAACGACGCGGTCATTCTCGACGATAAGAATACCGAGAGTCAGTTGCGAATGTCGACGGCGGCCCTAAAGGTGGTCCGGGACTTGGCGACCTGCCTAGCCATCGGCTGCGCCGGGGTAGGGGTAGCCCTAGGGGTGCGGGTCTTCGGTCGGTCTGACGGTCAAGACGCCTCCTAGGGCAAGCCAGAGGGGTCAATCGACCTATCCCCGGGCATATGTCGGAGGGGTCAGAGGGTGGTCGGTTTCCATAACATTACCGCTCGGGCACTTATGGAAACAAACTTGGCCTTTTTGTGTCAAAAGACCCCGCTCGGTAATTCCGTCAAATGGCTTGACTGAATAAAACGGGAAGCCTAGGGTCGGGACGTTCCAACCCATATGACCGACCCCTACACCCCCACCGTCGCCCGTTCCCTGGAGTCCGCCGAGATGATCGCCCGGGCCCTGAAGCAAATCAAGAAGTCCAAGGCCACGTGGCGCAAATACCTCAAGGTCTACAAGGACGGTCGCGTGACCGACGTTCAACTCGACGCCGCCAAGGTTGTCCTTCGAGAGTCCGTTACCGCCAGCCTCGAGGTAATGTTCGGCGCTGCGATGCACCTCGGGCAAGGCGACGAATGTGACATTCTTGACCGTGCTGAGGCCGCCGCCGCCGACCTCATCGCCTAACCCCTTCCCCCAAATGAAACTCCTCCCCACCCTCGCGCTCGGCATCCTGCTGGCGGTCCTCATCTACTTCCTCGCCGACGGCCCCGGGCTGTTTGACATTCTTAATAATTACTAAGTCTCATTAAGCAAATGACCACCCCACGCAAACCAACCAAAACCGAGGCGACCATTACCGTTGCCTCTCGCCCGATCACCCTCCGCCGCCCGGTGCGGGCTGACTTCGCCAAGCGCCTAGCCGAGAACCACGCCCGCCTGACGGCCCTAAATACTGCCGGCAAGTCTCAGAAGGACGCAGCCGAAGCGATGGGGATCAGCGTCCCCCTCCTCCGCACCTGGCTAGATGTGCTCAACTTGAAGTGGTCGAACATTCAGCCCCGGGCCCCTTACTCCCTACGCTAATGCCCGACGCTAACGCCCACGCCGCCGGCCTGTTCGTCGTTCGCGGCACGACCCTCCCTCGCTTCTGGTGGCTTAAGCCCTGGTCAACTGCCCGGGCGCTTGCGGTAACGGTCAACGCCCTACGCGATCACGCGGACCGGGCTGACCTTGCGCTGAAGAACGCCGAGGCTAGTCGGCTCCATTGGATGCACCGGGCCGAGCGCGCCCACGCTGTTGCGATGCATAACGAGCGCGTTATCCGCGAAATGGAGAACCGCCACCGTGGCTAAGTTCATCCCGGTCGAGCCGGAGAAATGGGGCGAGATGGTCAAGGCTTGGGCCGAGAACCCCCGCCTCAAGGCTTTGACTGCCGAAATGGATAAGACCATAAACGCATCCCAAGCGGAGTGCCGCCGCCTCAAGGCCGAGGTCGAGCGTCTGACCAAGGCGGGCGATGCGATGGCTGACAGTTGGCTTGATGGTATCAGAGCCATTAATTGGGAAGCGGAAGATGTAAAAGAGTTACGTGATTGGAACGCCGCCAAGGAGGGCAAGCAGCCGTGAGCGACGTCGGACGCTTTGCTCACTTGCCAGACTTTAACTCGCTGGCCTCGGAGGTTTACTTCATTAACGAACGGATCATCACCGGCGACTACTCCCGGGCCTCCTTCGCGGTGCCTCACGTTGAGCGCCTGATAAGCGACTACTCGGAGATAATGCTAAAGGACGGGGCCGACGAGGTTAGCATCAAGCCCTACATCGGCGCCGGCGACTGCATCGGCCTGACCTTTTCCTATCGCATCGGCGAGGTAACGCTCGAGGGCTCCTTTATCCCCCGCCGCCCGTGAGCCCGGTTCCCCTGGTCGCCCTGCTCCTTCTCGGCTGCACGGTCTACGCCCAGACCGACGCCCGTATTCTTTACGCGATCGGGCAGGTCGAGGGCGGCGAGCGCTTGCAGGTCGGCGACAGCGGGGAAGCCCTTGGCCTGTATCAAATGCACCCCGCCGCGTGGGCCGACGGCAACGCCCAACTCGCTAAGGAGGGGAAGCCCGCCTATCCCCGGTCAACTTGGCGGTCCCCGCTTGCTCAAGACCTTGTCGCCTTTGCCTATCTACGTGCCCTCAGAGGCCGCTTGACCGCCCGGGGTATACCTTCCCCCTCGCCCGAGTGTCTAGCCCTCTGCTGGAACCTAGGGTTCGCCGGCGCCGAGGCCATCGGCTTCCGCCTTTCAGCTGCGCCACCTGCCCGGGCATCCTATGCTCGTCGCGTTGGTAACCTGGTCAGACAATAGTTTTATTTCTGGCAAGGGATTTGAGGCCAAGCAAAGTTCTTGGTCGTGGCCCTCCTCGTAGCAATCGACCCAGGCGTGAATGGCGGGCTCGCCCTAATGGATCAGGAAGGTCTCGTCACGGTGCAGAAGATGCCGGGGACTGAACACGAGGTTATTTCCTTCCTCGTCGAAGTCTCCAACACCGCGAAGGAAATCGATTGCTACTTGGAGGAGCCGCCCCTGTTCGTCGGGAAGGCCATCCCCGGCAGCGCTGTCGGCAAGATGATGTGGAATTGCGGCATCCTCTACGGTTGCGCGGTCACGCTCGGTTGGAAGATGCACCGCGTCCGTCCGGCAATCTGGATGAAGACACACCCGGTCGGCACGAAGGGCGAACGCTCGACGACCCAATGGAAGAACGTCCTGAAGTCCCGGGCCGCGGAACTGTTCCCCACCGTCGACGTCACCCTGTGGAACGCCGACGCCCTGCTGATCCTCGACGCCGCCCGCCGCGGCGCCATTAACTAAACCTTTCCCTATGATTAAGAAGCAACCCAACACTACCCCCGAGGTCGTCGCCATCCGCGAAGTCCCCGGCACCTCTTATGTTATCCTGCCCGGTAAGCGCCTCGCTCGCTTGCTCAAGGTCTCGACCTATAACGGTAAGCAGTATTACAACCCGATTGTCGGCGGCACCCTCAGCCGTGTCTCGGTCGCCGAGCTCGATACCCTCCTCGATAAGCCGAAGGCCGACTAACTTATGAGCCCAACCGCCCCCAATCCTAACGCTGACCTGGTCGGCTTCCTGAATGACGTCGGCAACGTTCACGCCGATCGCGTCAACCCAGCGTTTAAGTCGCGCTACGCCAGCCTCGCCGAAGTTCTCGAGACCGTTAAAGGGGTCGCCGCTAAGCACAGTATCGCTATTGCCCAGGTGCTCGACTCCGAGGATGGCAAGGTGACGGTGCTCACGACCTTTCGCCATATCGACGGAACGGTGTTCCAGGCTGGCCGTCTCTCCGTTAAGGCCGAGGGCCTGACGCCCCAGCAAATCGGCAGCGCTATTACCTACCTCCGCCGGCAGTCTATTCAAACGGCTTGCGGGATTGCTACCGACCTCGACGACGACGGCGCCGCGTCCTCTAAGCCCGTCCCCTTCACGGCTTCAACCCCTGCCCCGGGCATCCGCCCGTTAACCAAGTGAACGTTGATCGCTTTTGGCTTGGGTTCCTCGCCGGCTTAATAACCGTCGTCCTCCTGTCCAAGTTCTTTCTCTGGCTCGATATGCACCTGATCTTCGTGCGCTGATGAAGCCTGTCCGTAAGCCTCTCCTCATCCCCTCCGGGGTCGTCAAGGCCGCGGCCTCCTCTGGCTATCCCTTTATCCTCCTGATCCTGCTGGACGGTATCCCCTTCGCCGAGGTCTTCGCAAAGTCCCGAAAGGTATTCGACTCGAACCTTGCCGATTGGAAGCGCAACACCTTGCCCAGCCTTGCCCGGTCTGAAATCCGCTTCTTCTTTACCGACGGCAAGACGATGACGGAAATCACTTTCTAACCGATGACAAACCACGACCACATCCGCCGCTTGCTCCTTCAGATTGGCGACCGTTTAAACTCCCTTCGGGGCCGGTGTCAGGACGCTGATAACGAGGGCTCCTTCGCGGATGCTAACAAGGCCGTCGCCTTCGCCACCCGTGAACTCGAGGCCATCAACCCCGAGGCCCTGGCTGAAGCCTATGACCTGAAAGCCCTTTACGACCGGGTTCACCTGATCGTCGTTCACCTCCGCTGCCTCCGTGTCCAGCTCGAGAAATGCGAGGAGGCCGCCGAGGCCGCGCTCGAGGATGCCAAGCGCATCACACACGCCCTCGAGGACAGTAACGACGACGACACCCTTTAACCCTTCCCACCTATGCAACACATCGAACCCCACATCATCGAGCACCGCGTTATCTATGACGGCATCGAGGCCCTCAACTACTCCGGCTCCAAGGAACTCCTGAAGTCCCCGGCACACTTCCGCCTCTACGCGACCGCCGAACGCGAGGCCACCAAGGCCCTCCGCCTTGGCTCCTACGTTCACGGCCTCGTCCTCGAGCCGACCAAGGCCCGCGAGAAGTTCGCGATCATGCCGGTCTGCGATCGCCGCACGAAGGACGGGAAGGCCACTTACGAGGCTTTCATTTCTGCCATCGAACCAGGGGTGACGGTCCTCAGCGCCGACGAGGCCGACGAAGGGCAGAAGATTGCCGCCGCCGCCCTCGGCTGTATCGACCGCCACGGGTTCACGTTCAAGCATACCGAAATGATGTTCACGACGACCTATTGCGACGCCCAGATCAAGGTCGCGATCGATGCCGTCGGCGCTGAGGACGGGTATCTATACGACCTCAAGACCTGCGAGGATGCCAGCCCGTCCGGGTTCCTCAAGGCCGTGCGCTCTTATCGCTATAACCTGCAAGCGAACTTCTATAAGGCCGCGTTCGAGTCAGGCTTTAAGCAGCGCGTGAACGGCTTCCGCTTTATCTGCGTCGAGAAGGAAACGCTCCAGGTCGCGGTCTACGAACTCGGCGCCGACCTGATGGCCTTCGGTTATTCTGACTTCATCAAGGCCGTCGACCTCTATAAAGCCTGTCTCGCCGCCGGTGATTGGCCCGGTTACTCTCAGGAGATCCAAACTATCGACCTCAACGCAACGCCGACCGCTTCGGCTGCGCCCATTAATTTCGCCTAATACTATGACCCAACCCGCTAACGCATACCCGCCCCGCACCCCCATCACCAAGTCCGGCAACTACCGACTCAAGGTCATCCCGCCCCGCCTCGATTGGATTAAGCACGACCCGCAGACCGGCGTCCTCGAAACCAGCCTTCTCCTGGTTGACGCCGAGGGTAACGAAATGAAACGCCGCGTTACCAACAAGTGGGGCGACTGGAAGTCCCTTGCCTTCCTCGTCGGCAAGTTCTCCGGCAAGTTTACTGCCGAGCTGCGCCTCGACGCTACGCCGATGGAGTTCCTTGAATACATCAAGCCCGCTTGCGGTCATACGGTAGAGGTCGCCGTTAACGTCGAGCCCGATATGCGCGACGGCGTCCATTATCACTATAAGGAAAAGCCTCAGTTTAAATATAAACTCGAGTTCGCCCGTGGCACCATCAAGCCGACTGCCGCCCCTGATCTGAACACGGAGGCCCCGCCCTTCTGATGGACCGGGACTTTATCGCTGAGGCCCGCAAGGCCGACAAGCCGACGCGCTCCCTCGCGGCGCTCGAAGTCCTCCGCCTAGACCCGACCGTGAAGGGTCGCCATCTCCGCAAGGCGCTTAACATCACCGGGCGGCAGTTCCGCAAGGCCGACCGACTTGCCCGGATGCTCAAGGATTACGACCGCACGACCAAATGAGCGCCGCAACTGAGGACGGTCGCCCGACCCTCGTGATGATCGCGGGCTTCTCGCGGGCCGGGAAGGATACCCTGGCTAACGGCCTCCTCGAATGGTCCGTGAAGCGAGCTGAGAAGGTCAACTTCGCCGACCCCCTCAAGGAGTGTGCTAACGCGATGCTGTCCTATCTGCACCTCGAAGGGGATTTCTTTAACGAGGAGTTCAAAGTTAAGAACCGCGAGTTCCTAGTGTCGACGGGACGGTTCGCCCGGTCGCTGAACCCCGACGTCTTCGCCGAGCACCTGGCTCGATACTTGCCTTTCGTTAGTTCCGACGGCGAGCCCCATCAAACGGTGATCTGCGCCGATTGGCGCTACCTGAACGAGTATAAGGTCGTCAGCCGTATCCTCGACGAATACGATTGGAACTTGAAGACGGTTCACATTTCGACCGCTGGCGTCCTGCCGGCTAACGATGAGGAGGCCTGGTCAATCCTAGACCTTCGAGCTGAGGTCGAGTTCGACGTTGAACTTTGCTTCAAACAGAATTGTCGAAATGAGATTATGGCCGAGGGCCGGCGAATGGCTCGAGCGTGGAAACTCTAAGCCGCGAGCAAGCCGCCTGGGCGGTCGCTGTCGGCCTGTCTATACCGCGGGCCGCTTGGCTGCTCAGGTGCCCCAAACATACCAGGGGAGCGCTGGCTAAGGCCAAGCCCTTCAAGCGGGCTAAGGGCGCGAACTGCTACCTCGCCCACATTAACGGCTCCCTCTATTTCCGAGTGAACCGCCGCGATCATAACATCATCGAGCGCTGCCCGGACGGTGACTTGTCCCTTGCCCGGGCTTACAGAGATAAGCGACTCGCCGAGTTAGGGCTGGTCGAATAACCAATGAGCAAGCCCACCCGGTTCGTTTACGCTGCCGACTCTCACGGGGATATGGCAGACCCTGAAGCGCTCGAAGCCCTCTGGGCTTTCTGCAAAGACTATAAGCCCGACGTGCGCGTGGCCGGCGGCGATCACTTCGACCTCCGGGCCTTGCGCCGCGGCGTCGGTCAAGGGGACGCTGAGTCGGGCGAGTCCCTCAAGGCCGACCTCGAGGCCGGGAAGGACTTCCTCCGACGCTTTCGCCCGACGGTTTACCTTTGGGGTAATCACGAGCACCGTCTAGATAACCTGATCGGCTCCTCGGGGTCGGCCCTGGTCCGGGATTACTGTCAGGATATTAAAGACGATATCAACGCGACGGCCCGCGCAGCTGGAGCTAAGACAATCCTGCCCTATCACGCCGACCTTGGGGTTTATCGGCTCGGCCCGGTGGCGATGGTCCACGGCTACGCGCACGGCATTAACGCGACGACCCTTCAGGGCCTCCACTACGCCGAGCACGGCGGCGCCCTGATCCACGGGCATACCCATAACCTAGCCAGCATCGCCCTGACCCAGCACGGCAGCGGGAACGCATTTAGCGCCGGGTGCCTTTGCCAAAAGGAAGCGATGGGCTACGCGTCGCATCGTCTAGCGACCGCCCGATGGGGCTCGGGCTTTGTCGCCGGCTGGGTCGACGGTCGCGATTACAAGGCGTGGCTAGTGCACAAGGTCGGGAAGCGCTGGGTGTGGCAGACCGGGCTTAACTTCTTTACCCCGTCGCGCTGATGGCTAGCCAAGGCAAACGGCCACCCCTGACCGACGCCACCCTTCGGGCCATCGTCGCGGAACTCCAGAACCAAGCCGAGCAGCCACC